ATTTTCAAGTGCAAGAGTTGATCGCCGGGGTACCAATGCCAACCGCTTCAGGCAGTGCAAACTTGTTAGAGCCACCTACAGAAGCGCGCATGATAGACGTACCAATTCAGATAGAGCAAGAGGCGCGTCCTCCAGACGAACAAGATTAGTCAAGCGCAGCTTTGCAAGCCTTGATATGGTACCTCTAGGTATCAAGGCTAGTGAACGGGAACTAGAGGTAGCTTCTTTTGAAGAAGCGGACTTCCACCTTCTAGATGTTTACCCGGGCATCAATATAGAAGGTGATGTGCACACGAGGTATGATACTGATGTTGTATTTACTAAATGTGTGTATATGGCCCGCTTGGACCTCACAGCTACTTATATCTCTAGGCACGAGCCACTACATGTACAAGGCCGATCGGTGCTGCTTCGGATTTCGAGAATACAATATGGTCCTGATCTGTTCCCTTATGGACCAGTTAGTAGACAGGAAGTCTTACAATATGTCTTACATGTGACAAAGAAATCTAGTCAAAATGTGCCACTAACACGCCTTGCTACACTAAAATCTTGGTTTGACGGCTCCACTGAACCTCCCGTATGTAAAGTTTCTAGTAGGCATCTCAGACATGTAACCATTAAAGAACTACGGAGCATAGGGTTAGATGTTTTTAGAAGGGATGTTCCATTCGTACTTCCATTGCTTGAGAGTCTAGCTAAGCTTGACCTGCACGAGAGTTTTTTAGCTGGGTTGCTGGTGTGGGCTAAAGCATTACCAGTGCAACACCGGGAAATCATCAAAGATTCGCTAATCTGGCAGTGGCGCTACAAATCAGTAGCTGATTTTTTCTCCCAAGTAAAAAATCAGTTTTCAGGTAGGCTTAAGGCTGTGCAGAACCTTGTTGACTTAGACCTCACACCGTTCTTTGAGTTAGAAGTACTAGTTAACAGGGGTTTAGGTGAAGTTGATTGGAACTCAGAAGTCAAAAACCGAACCGAACCAAATACGGTATCTTTTACACGGGAAATGATATTTGAGAGGGCGTTGAGGCTATTTAAACGCGTGAAAGTCAGTGGTGGTACTCCAACTAGAAGTACGTGGGTGAATCACTGGGCTATGCGATGGCAATGGTCGCCTACAGGTGCTTATCACTCACAGTACCCAGAGGATGATGAGTTCAAGGCTAAGGATGTGGGATTGCGCAACAAATTTTATGCTCTGAGCAGAATGCCTACTTACGACATAGAACACTTTTTAGACAGACCACCATCTATGGAAGCGTGGTCGAGTACAAAGTATGAGTGGGGTAAGCA